CTGTCTCTGTCTCTGTCTCTGGGCGCTTGAACGCGTTCGCTTGCGTTCGCTTGCGTTCGCGCCACGCGGCGGCGCGTTCTGATGCTCCGTCTTCGCGTTTTGGCTGCCGGCGCTCCCATCCGGAAAGACGGCCATCCTTGATTACGCGGGCGTCCATCTCGGCTAGGATCGCCATCACGGCACCCTCCTCCATATCGAGAGCTGCCGCTGCGTCTTCGATCTTCATCCCGGCTATCGACCCGCGGTCGTCCGCCGCGCTGGCTTCTGTCATCATCAGCGTGAAAAGAGCTATCACGCTGGCAAGCGGTTGCCCGCTCTTGCGAGCGATGACGCGCCACTTTGGGTCAGTTGGCATGTCGTGCCACAAGCGCACCCAATCAGTCATTGCCTCCACCCCATTTCTTCCGGAGTTCGATCTCGCTTGGAGCGGTTACAAGGCTTACACGCTGTTGCTAGATTTTCTTGACTGTTAGACCCACCACGCGACACCGGGATAATATGATCGCATTCAAGACTCTTCCCGCGCGCGCCGCAGTAAACGCATGTGAAATTGTCACGCTCAAAAGTCATCCGCCGCAAATGCGCCCATTCCGCAGCATTGGGGCGCAAACCAGCGTCGCCTCGCTCGAATTGACGCCGCGACCACGCCTCGACGCACCCCTCGGCGATCATCCCGAGCGCCGCCATCTCGGCGAACGCGGACTCGATAGTCGCGACAGGCTCGCCGAGTGTGACAGCGATGCGACGTGGCGTCGCCTCAAACCGTCCGCCGTCGTTCGTCACCGCGCAGCTTTCCAGAATCGCGTGCCATGTCGCGATTGCCACGGATCGCGAGCATCCTGCGACAAGCGCGACCTCGCCGAGCTTGGGATCGGTGACCGTTCCCTCGTATGCGCGATACCAGCGGCTCACCGCACCACCTCCACATCGTCGAGAGGAAGGGATTCGATGACATGCGGAGCGCCGGACATGCC